CTTTGTTGTTTGTGTAAGTGTCAAACCATTCTTGTTCTTTAAGATATCTTTGTTCTAAGCGTTTTTTAATTTCTATTGGAAGTATTTGTATAGAAAGTTCTTCAGGAACAAACAATGGATTGATTAAACTGCCACCCATTGGATCTACCCAGCCACGCTGTATCCATTCATGATGAAAGTCTGGTACATGGAAACAGTTGTATACATTTAAACATGTTGCAAGAAATACATATACATCTGGACAAACATCAAACATGCGTTTTCTATTTTCTTCAACTTGTTCCCATGACTGTCCTTTACGCAAGTATTCACCACGTTTGCCCATACCATCTAATGAAGCACCAATCTTAACAGACTCAAAGCGACTCCAAATTTTCATAACATCGAGCCCTTTGTAAACCATTTGTGAAAAGTTTGTGTTGTACTTTAATCTTACATGATACATTTTACGTTCATCAAGTTTCTTAAGAATTCTATAATGCTCTTCCATTATCAATGGCTCACCACCAGCGAAGTATATTTCTTCTAGGCCGTCCATGTACGGCTCAACCTTTTTCCAAAATGTTTCTTCGTCTTTATAAGGTCTTATAATTTTATCATGTGGTAGCGGTCCATATAGTTTAACGTTATCGTCATACCAACTAGAACTTAAATCTGGTCCACAGGTTCTACATTTAAAGTTACACAAGTTTGAAAATCTAAAATCAATATAAGGCAAGTTAATTTTTTCAACTGTGCCGTCTTCCAATGTGGTTCCTACTTTGTCAAAGTGATTTTCAAATGCTTCGTTGGCCCAAGTCCTTGTTGTGTTTAGTCCACTGTTCTCCATAGAATAACAACGAGTGCATTCTTTGGTTGGCTTGTCTTCTAACATAGATAAACGCATCTTTCTAAGTTTTTCTGAATTCCATATTTGTTCAAACGATTGATCTTTTAGGTTACCAAGTATTTCATTCATTGGTGCCATACAACACGGCAACACTCTGCCATCAGGCCATGAATGCAAGTGCGTCCAAGGCAACATGCAAAAACGTTTTGATTTCTTAAGTGCGTATTCTTTATCCATGTATTTGTTTATCTATATAATCTATTTGATTTGGTATTTGTATGTTTATTAGTTTAGTTTGATTATATGATAGTATACTTTGAATTTTGTCAGAATTCAACCATTTGTTAAGGTCTTCAATAGGCATGCTCATTATCCGTCTTAGATTATCATTTACAATTCTATCAAAACGCTGAGGATAATTCACATAATCAAAACTGTAGTTAACCATATCTGAATAGAGTTTGATTCCAAAATGTTTTTCTAGATGTTTGCATATTCCTTTAGAGCCCAAAACAATAAAAGGATTTTTATATAATATTGGTTTCCAAATTTTTTCAGTGATAAAAATACTAGTATCACTTACAATACTTTCATTAACAATGTCAAACACTGCTTGTTTATACTGTTCTGGAAGTATTTCTTGATTGCTTTGTTCGTCTATGGTTTTAGCATTAAAGTCTAAAAGTAGTTCTTGACCTTGAAAATTTTCATTAGCCATATGTTTAGTATTAGCACCATATCTATTTAGGTAAGTTATATAACCTTTAGAGTCCCAACCATTTGAAAATAGTTTTTCAACCATTCTAAATCTATGTGGCTTAGCCGCGGCATTCATACAAATATAATGACGATATTTGTTTGGTAAATGTTTTTTTCTAATTTTGTGTTTGTTAAAATGGTCAATTGTTCTTTGTAATAATGTATACGGAAAATAAACACAATAACCTATTACTGGTTTTTCTTTGTGACTTTTACACCAACGTTTGTAATTTTTTTCTAAGTTAGCATCACACATTACTAACACAACTTTTTTGCTGTCATAGTTTTTGAGTACAATGTGCAGTTGTTCTAAAAATGTGTCTGGTTGTTTAAAATGTATTTCACCTTCAAATGCATTTGATATAACAAGGTATGGTTTATCTTTTTGACTTGCATATTGTCCAATAGTATTTTTTAAATCAGCAATACCTTTATCACGACCACAATCAAAATCGTAAACTATGTATGTGTTGTTATTGTGGTTTACCTGTTGAGGCATGTTTTTTCTCCATGTAATTTAAAATATTTCCAGCAACATTTTTACTGTAATTGTCAACTGCGGTTGGCCAAACGTTTAAGTTTTTAAAAACATCTTCAGCATTTAAATCAGTATATAACCAACTACTTAAATCATTATTTTGCCAAGCACCAGATAATTCACTTTCTAATTGTTTAGGTCCCCATACAGCATTACCTAAACAAACTTTATACTTGCTTGGTCCTGTTCCATTTCCTATTGCTGTTAGTATATGTCTATTGGTTGTTATTGATATTCCTGAAGCAACTGGGGTAGTATCATGGTCTAGATAATCATGAGAGTGTAATACAAAAATTTGTTGTGTATTAATTGGACCTCCATAAAAAATTGGAGTATCACCAATATCTAATATCAAAGGAATACCTAACTCATCAAATAAATCTCCTAGTAGTGCTGACTTGGTTGGCTTATTAAATATTATTCCACCAGCACCTTCATGATCATGTTTGTACATAGCCAATGTGCTGTGATAAAATCTTGGGTCAGCCAAATGAGGCATTGCTATTAGCATTTTACCTTTGGTTTTTCCTACGGTTGGTTGTACATTGTTTAACATATACTATTACTTATCATTTAAAAAATCTAATAAATTTTCCCATTCTAATCTGTGATTCCTTGCAAAAAAGTGTTTGCGATTGTGTTCTAATTTATCCCATACACTCCAATATGCCTTGTGTAATTCTTTTATATCTTGTTTGCACCATTTTTCTATATTGTTCATAATGATTGCTAGACGTTTTGATCTATCAGTCATTCCATCATATGATTCATCAAACAATTCTGGAAATGTTTCATAGCCTTGTTCATGTAGATAAGATAAACAACCAGGACCACTTGTAATGATAAACGGATGATAATTTACAAATGGCATGTATGTTTTCTCTGTGATAAACAACGGTGCACCTGGATGTGATTCAAACACAGTTTCAGTTACAAAACTAAAATATGTTTCTGTAAAATGTTCTTTAACCAACATACGTTGGTTCATATCATCTCCAATATTATTAGCATCGTAATCTAGTATGATTGGTGTTTTTGTTTTTAACCACTCTTGGCTATGCTTGTCGATCTCATCTCGGTAGTGTTGCTGTGTTTCTGATATATAACTATCTAGATTACCAATGCTAGTTGGAGTGAAATATCTATTTAAAAAACTGTGTATGGTTTGATCTTGCCATCCACGTCTGTATATTTCGCTCATTATGTAAATTCTATGTTCTCTTGGATTAGCATTCTTACATAAAAATTTATGCGAACGTATATGATTGCGATCAAGTTCTTTTGAATCAATTAATTCCCGTTCAGCATCAACACCTTTACGTTTGTGATTCATAAAGTATCTTAGATCACATTCGTGTCTATAGTTTGTTTCAAATACATTAAAAGGATACATTGTAATTTTTTGATCTTCACCTAGACGTTTATAAAATAAATATTTTTCGTAATTGTGTTCAATTTTTAAATCACCATACACCATTCTTACTTTGTCAAAAGGTACACCTTTGTCATTGATGCTCCAAGTTATGTCATCTAAAAATCTTGGCATTGACAAATGAAATCCTTCGCTTGGAAACCATATTAGTAATCTTACTTTATTATTTGGATCACGCAGTAAATTTAACACAGGTTCGTCAATATAATGAAATACATTTTCATAAAAGAAAGCCAAGTCAATCCATTCTGGTTGTATATGATAGTATGTGATTTCATCTGGATTTATATTTTCAATGGTTTTAGAATTCCATTTTATATCAACTACTTCTAACATTTTTTCTAAATAGTTGCATTTGACATTACCATATCCGTTAGATTCTATTTTACGTTTGTGTGGTGGTACACTGTTTGATATAGGTATATTGTTAATCCAAGTTTGATACAACAAGTTAATCATTTTCTTTTATCCATGGTATAATTATTTCTTTGCAGAAGGCTTCGTGAGCTTCTGCTGTAGGGTGCCCCATTATCCTTTTCCATTCTGTTTTTTCGCTTTTTTTATTAGTTTGTAAATTTAATCTATGTCCACGCACATTTTCTAATCCTGTTGGCGGATTATTAGTTTTGTCTTCTTCTAATTTTCCATGGTGCCCATTATCCAACATCCATTCTGCCATTCCGCCACCATTTTTATGAAACCATATATTTTTCCAGTCAACTTGTTCTCTAATTTGATTTACCAATTCTATATTATATGGATGTTCTAAACAATCTTGCCATCCAAAGAAACACAATAAAGGAATTTTATTAAGTTTACAATACATTTGTAAATGTGATATATTTTCATATGATAACATAGTTCTTTGATCGCTTGATACTGCTAAATTATATCCATTGATAATTTTTGAAGTTAATTCTAGTTTTGAAGAATCCCACCATGCATGATTTAGATCTGTAGTTTTTAGCATAATCATATTATCTATTTTAATAGATTCATTATAACATTGTCTAGTATCCCATTTTATTTTTTCACTTTTTAGTTTTTCAAATAATTCTGGATTTTCTAATTTATCTAAATGTAAAGTTGCTCTCCAAAAACCAGAAAATTGTACAATGCATAATTTTGGAGTTGTTAATTGTTGTAATTTCATAATAGCAGAACGCACAATATATTCTTGTCCTACTCCGCCTTGTGCAACATTAGTAACTGTGTATTTGTCTGATAACTTTTTCTGTAAAACATTTGCCCAACTGTCTGGGTCATGTGTAAATGAACAGCCGCTTGTCACGATGTTAATCATAATTTGCCTTCTTGTCCCATTTGTATTCCTGTATTTCATCTGCAATTCTTATTGACCATAATTCAGCATTTTGAGTAGGCACTCTAAAGTCATATTCTTTGGGTGGTACAAACATTTTATTTGTATCATCAAATCTACCTTCTTTTATTGTATCTACCCATACTGTATAATCTGCATCAAAATCTTTTCTTGTTTCTGGTAATGGACATACAAAATCAGCAATAACATGTTTACCGTCATTAACAGCCTTTTGTGCTAATGATTTCATTCTGTTTGCCTGTCTTGTTCTACCTTCATAGGTGAAATCCCAATCATTTGCTTCTTCTCTTACTTTATCTGCGTTTAACCAAACTGCATTTAGTTTTGGTGTCAACGCATTTGCCAAATAAGTTTTACCACTTCCTGGTAATCCCATAATTAATATTTTTAACATTATAATAATCTTTCTACTATCTCTTTTGCAAAATGCCGTTGTGCTTCAGTTATAGGATGACTTCCAGGAAACTGTTCGTAACCTTTGTCAATACACCACTCTCGTAGTCCACCATAGTTGTTGTGGAACCACCATGTTGACCAATCAACTTGTTCCCAAAGGTGTACAGCATTTTCAAAACGATTAACAATTAAATTACCATGTTCATTTGAATTGTTTCCATCTGTATTGTTACTTCCTGTAAATATATCTTGCCAACACATGTTGATTAATTTTAAACCGTGTGCTTTGCAATACCATTGTATTCTCAGTATGTGTTCAAGTGTTTGTACAAACTGTAGTTCTTCGTTGTGGTAATTTGTGATATACAACTTCATATCTTGATTTAATTCTTTGCTGTCAAACTCCCAATGCCCAAAGCCACCTCCACTTTTTACCCAATTAGATGTAGCGTGTGTTTGCCATTTGCCTGTGTATGGTTGATTTTGGAATCCACCATTGCCCTTCATATCATTATAAATTTTATCATAGTTAGGCGATTCCTGATTGTAAAATAATTCAAAACGATTTGGATTTGACCACATCACTGCCACTGTGGGATTTTTATCCACATAGTGTGGTATGGTAGCAATCAAGTTCCTGCTGATCAATCCATTGCCACTAGCCATTTCCGCACAGTTGATCACTTGCCAATCTGCGATATGATTTGGCCAGGCAATGTTTGGCTCTACTGCGTGTGCAGTAAAACTACACCCCGATGTTATTAGATATCTGTTCATATATAACCTTATGATACTTGGTTTGCCAGTCTGTGTCAAGTGCTAGTTGTTGATTGTACAGCATTTTTTCTTTTACTGCTTCTATATCAACTGCAATTTGATCTAGCGGTGTTGAGCAAAATTTTAGTATTTCTTGTTTAGGATCGTTGTTGTAATCAAGTACTTCATCATATAATTTAAATCCATATGATCTTAAATTATCATAATATGCTTGTGCATTGCCTGTGCCATAATATAAAAACAATTGCAAGTTTAGAATAGGCTTCCATGATTTCTCTGTAAAGAACACAGTGTCATCTTCGTGTGTTTCGTTGATAATGTTTAACCAACTGTTGGCCATTAATTCTTTTGGAACTATTTTATCATCTTTGATTAAATCATCTGCTTCTATATCTAATGTGATTGGTTCTATGTTTTCTTGTGTAGTATTATAGACATCAACCAAACTGATGTAATTGTCCATTAGGTTATTTTGTTTACAGAAGTTTACAAAATCTAAACGCATGGGTTTTACTGCACCGTTTAAACTCATTAGATGTTTGTTGCGTTTATAATTAAATTCTTGTACATGTTCATATTTGCGTTGCAGTGTTAAAAAGTAAAATGGATATGTGTATGTATTTTTTATCACATAGTTTTGATTGTTATCTTTACACCAACGATCATATTGTTCATTAAAATTAATGCTGGGCATTATTATATGCACATCATTTTGATCAATTGCATTTTCTTGTAAACGTTTGTGTAGCATTTCAAACACAGGTAAGTCATCTTCTAACGATGGTCCTGGTAAGTCTGATTCAGTTAGTTCTTCAATAACAAATGCACACGGTTGTTTGTTTTCTTTGCAGTTATGATATTTACGAGCATGGGCAACCATAAGTGGTAAAGGATCGCCAACAAATAAACCTTCACGTTCTCCATTTTTACTTGGAGTATACCTCCAATAAGGATAACTGTTATACAGTATTGTCATTGCATTAATCCTTTTACTAATTCTAAATGTATTAGCACACGACTTTGCAAGTGTGCGTAGTTATATATTGCAGTCTGCAACATATCAACAGGCACACCGTTTTTACACAGATGTTCAACTTGATCAATTGCTAAGTTCATTCTTTTGTATGCACTTGTTTCGTTATCGTATGATTCATCTATATATGGTGCAAATGTTTTATAACCTTGTGCTTGTAATTCTTTTAAATAATGTTGTGTTGATAGCATCACAAAAGGATGACAATTAATAATTGCTTTGTAGGTTTTTTCTGTTGGGAAAAATTGTGGATTGCAATCGTGTGCGCCACTGTGTGTTTCAGACACAACACTTAGATACGTGTCAGCAAATAATTTTTTATCAAATGGATATCCACTAAAATGTTTGCCATATAGACCTTGATTAACATTTTCTTCATCTAACGAATGTGGCCAGTGCTTACAAAACTTTTCAAAATCTTTTTCTGACAGTATGCTTGATACATATGGATAATAATCTTTTAGATTGGGGAAATGTCTTTGATCTTCTTCTGTTCTTGTTAAAGTAATTAATCCATTATTCATTAATCTACGTTGCCAATAAAGTGCAACCTGTTTCAATCTCATAAACTTGTCTGGCTTACCATTTAATGACAAAAATGTTCTTACTGCATTTTTGGTTCGAGCTTCTTGTGGAGTAACATGATCACAAATTTTTTGTTCAATAATTTTTTTGTATGCATCTACTTCATAGTATGGAAACGTAATAATATTAAATGGCTTTGGTTCCAAGTTGTGTTTTTCAGCAATTGCCTTGTGTGTTTCTTTGCCTAAGTCTGTGGAATAAAAATAATAAATGCTTTTTGGATCAATATTGTGATAGTTGACTAAGTCATGTCCAAGCAGTATTTGTTTTTCAACATGCAGGTCATGTTCAAATGCAGGTTCACGCATGTAACATATACATAATTTCTTGCCACCCATTTTAATTGCATTTGGTACACCGTGATTCCAAACATCGTGTTTGATAAAAGGATAATCAATATCACTGCCATAAAATGCCAACTCGTAATTTTCTCCAATATCAACAAATTGACTTATGGATTCTTCTTTGATGTATTGACCTATAATTAATGATGTCATATTAAACTTGCTATCCTTGGTATAATAACTTCTTCAGCAAACTTATCATGATGTTCTTTTGTAGGATGGTTGCCTTCTGCAAATCCAGGATCCCACATTTCATCAACGCACCATTCTGCCATACCGCCTGTTTTCTTGTGAAACCAAAATTGTTTCCAATCAACTAGTGAAATATCTACATCAACGTTTGACATTTCATCTTTCCACCAAAAGTTTAGCATAGGTATATGATTAAGTTTACAGTACCATTGTGTTCTTGCAATATGTTCTAAACTTTCAATAGCACTTTGTTTTTCGTTGTAGATTTTTCTGTAAGGTTCAAACAAATGTTTTTCTGCAAGTTCGTTTTCAGATACCTTGCTGTCTACACCATTGCCACCGTTCTTAACCCAATAGCCATTTTGTGTTTTGTCTATGTAGGGTGATCCTTGAGCAAATCCAAAATCATGTTCAGTTAAAAACGCACGACGATGTATGCCGCTCCACTGACAAACTAATATATTGCGTTGACCTTTGAGTTGTTCTAATTTATCAATTGCTTGTCTTGAAATGTAATCTTGCCCAGCGGCACATGAAGCCACGTTATGTACTTGCCATAGTTCTTCTAGTTTGCCCACCCAAGTCATTTCTGAATTGTAGGTGAAGCTACATCCAGATGTAATCACATTTATCATATGTATATTATACTACCGTTTGTTAATAAAATCAAATGCTTTATAAGATATGATCGGCCAGGTTTAAATCAATCATCTGTTTGGCCGTAAAGTATTGATCGCTAGGCGAATTTAATTTTTTACGTACATCTGCTAGGCTCAACCCAGTTGCTTCACGTAATATATTTAGACAACGCAGTTCACAGTTGTTGTTTTCTTTCATTTGTGATCTCATGTCGTGCATTTTGGATTCCATCATATCTGAGTGCTGATGGTTCATAATTCCTGTGTTTTTAGCAACATATCTTTCGCCTTGTTTGCCACTAGCAAAAATTAATAGTGCTGAACTCATTACAGCACCAACACCAATAGTTGAAATATGATGATGACTATTTTTCATAATATCAATTAGTGCAAATGCTTCATATAGATCTCCACCATATGAATTAATATACAGTTTTAATGTGCGTTTGGGTTTCTTGTTGAGGTTTGCACTTAGTATCCATTTTACTGCTTCGGTTACAGAGTCGTTGTCAATATCACCTGTAAGATAGTGTATGTCATTGTCATGCAGATGAGCATCAATTCTGTCTGCGGCTGTGTACTGATCATATTTTTTCATTGTGTTTTATCTATATAAGCGTATTTATTGAATTTACGTTATATATGCTGTTAATCTAATTACTTGTTTTTCTTAGATGGATACGGATTATTAGGCATGCCTGCACCAGCAGTAAATTTAGGACCTTTTAGAGGACCATAGCGTTTGTTAGTATTACTGATGTACCCACCAATAACAGCGTCTTCTGTTTTGGATTTTTTCTTCTTTTTAGCACCTAAAGGCATAGCCACACTAGCAATTGCACCACTAAAATTTTCGTCTATTTCTTTAATTTTCATAACAAAGTTATTTATGTTTATTTTTGATCTATAATTATATACGCAGTTATCTTTGCATATAAATATTAATAACTTAGCAGTTAAAGGAAAATATGGCATACAATACACCAACATCATATAATAGTTCTACAGGGAACAGAGTGCGTGTAGTCTCTCCATCCAACGTATCAAATCCCAACAGTAACTATGTAACAGCCAAAATATATCGTGGCTTCAGTTCTAATAATCCAACGGCTCGTAACGGTGTATTATATGATGCTGATATAATCAAACAAGATATCTATAATCATTTTATGACTGCTAGAGGTGAAAGAGTTATGATGCCAAAATTTGGCAGTATAATTTGGGATTACCTTTACGAGCCTTTGGATGAAACTACAAAAGGAATTATTGAGCAAGATGCTAGAGATATTGTGTCGTCTGACCCAAGAGTAACACTACAAGATTTAGATGTAGTTGGGTTTGAACACGGAATTCAATTAAATATAACATTAATGATACATCCACAAAATATGGTAGAACAAATGACTGTGGAGTTTAATGTTAATCAAATTATAAACAACGCTGGCGGAACTAGCGGAGGCGGGTATTAATGGGACAATTAGTTAGACAATCAAATTTATTTGCGGCGGAAGATTGGAAAGTAATTTACAGAACTTTTTCTGATGCAGACTTTCAGTCATATGACTTTGACACAATCAGACAGTCAATGCTCAATTACATTGCAAGAAACTATCCAGAAGAATTTAATGATTACATTAACTCATCAGAATTTATTGCCATCATTGATTTGTTGGCATACCTAGGACAAAGTTTATCATTTAGAATTGATCTAAATGCAAGAGAAAATTTTGTCGACACAGCATCAAGAAGAGAATCTATTTTAAGATTAGCAAACATGTTGAGCTACAAGCCAGCACGTAATTCAACAGCACGGGGTCTTGTAAAACTCACAGCAATAAAAACATCAGAACCAGTTACAGATTCATCGGGTAATAATTTAAGCAATGTTGAGGTACGTTGGAACGATCCAAACAATCCAAATTGGTTTGAACAGTTTATTGTAGTTTTAAATGCATCTATACTTGAAACTAATCAATTTGGTAAGCCAACACAAAGTCAAACAATTAATTCATTAATCAATAACATGTATAGTTTTAACAATGTTAAAAATGTACAAGTAGCATATCCTTTTAGTGCAAAAGTTAATAATGAAAACTACACATTTGAAGTTGTTCCTGCAAAATTTAATACAGCAGGATACATTGAAGAAGCATCACCAAATCCATTAAATTCATTTAATGTAATTTATAAAAATGATGGTAAAGGTTATGGTAGTGCAAACACTGGATTTTTCTTATATATAAAAGAAGGTTCTATTGCATATCAAGATTTTAATTTTGATCAACCAGTTGAAGATAGAACTGTTGACATTGATGTGAATGACATAAACAATACAGACGTATGGGTACAAGAAATTAGTTCATCAGGATTGGTAGAAACAAATTGGAAAAAAGTTCCGGCATTGTCAGGACAAAACATTATCTACAATAGTTTAGCATTAACTGAAAGAAATATATTTGAAGTTAAAACAAGATTAGATGACCAAGTATCTATACAGTTTTCCGATGGAGACTTTGGTAATATACCTGTTGGCTTATACCGTATTTGGTATAGATCAAGTGGATTAAAAGGAGAGTCAGTACAATCATCTGATATTCAAAACAAAGGTATATCTTTTGGTTATATTAATAAAGCAAATCAAAATTTTGATTTGTCTATGACTTTTAGTTTAAATTATACTATTACAAATTCGTCATCAAGGGAATCAATTCAAGACATTAAATTAAATTCAGCACAGGCTTACTACACACAAGATAGAATGATTACTGCTGAAGACTATAATGTATTTCCTATAACAAAGATTGATGGTATACAAAAAATCAAAGCACTTAACAAAACACATGCTGGTCACTCAAGATTTATAGATATACAAGATCCAACTGGTACTGTAGCAAATGTAAATTGTATAGGTGAAGATGGTATTGCTTACAAGTCTCCAAACACAACCGAAACAGTTGTAACAGTATTAGATAACAGTTCTTACGAAAAAGTTATTGACGAGATTGAAAAAATGATTCAATCTCAGCAGATGCAAAATTTTTATTTTGACACATATAAAAAAGATGTTGAATCAAATCTATCAACAGGATCCGAAACATTTAAGTTTGAATCTACTGGTGTAAACTCTGCATATTGGAGAACATTACCTACAGCGTCATCAAGTTACTATGGATACTTTACTACAGAAAACACAGGCACGAATCGTTTAGTGGCAACCGGTGCTTCGACAACAAGACACGGATATATTAGAAAAGATTCAAAAATTGAATTTGTTAATTCGTACAGTAATCCAACAAAAACAATCTGGGCAACTGTAAAAAGTGTTTCAGCAAATGGTAACCCAGCAGGTTTAACTACAGGCCCAATACAGTTATCAGAAACGATTCCAGCAGGATATATAGCACGAACAGTTGTACCACATATTAGAACAGAATTTAATGCAACAGAAAGATCATCGTTGTTGTCACAATTAACATCATCAACTACAACGCTAACAACATTTGGTATTGGTTACAATTATTATAACTCGACCACTAAAGCAGAAGAATGGTATATTATTGCAAATGCAAATATTGATACTGCAAGTGAGTTTTCAAGTGCTAATAACACACTTGGTGGAGGTGCACAAGGTGTAAGCAATGATTCGAGTTGGTTAATACGATCGCAATTTACAGAAAAAGGTGCAAACACAAATGCTAAATTTACTTTAACTGCTAGAGGTTTAGACTATGTGTTCCAATCATCAGATGATGTGAGATTCTTTTATGTAAAAGATTATAAAACACTTGACACTGAAACAGGATTAAGTGTACAAGATAGAATTGATATTTTAGCAGATGTAAACACTGCAATTGAAAAAGGTACAGGTGCAACAGCAACAGCAACAATTAATACAGGATCAATTAACGAATATACTGTAACAGCAGTTGGATCAAACTATACTACAGCACCAACAGTAACCGTTACTGGTGATGGTACAGGTGCACAAGCAGTAGCAACAGTGCATAACGGATCTGTAATTGCAGTTACACCTGTAGAAGTAGGATCAGGCTATACAACTGCAACAGTTACATTAACATCTCCACAGATTGGTGGTAGGCTTCCTTCAGCAATACAATTAGCAGTTGTTGATAATTTTACAGAACAAGATGGTTATATTGATAATAGAAAAGTTAAAATTGCACCATATGATGCAGATGAAGATGGTATGCCAGATTATCCTTTAGCAATGGATGATTTAATTTATGATACTACTAATAAGAAAAATTATATTTTCTTTGAAAGTTATGAAGAATTTGATGGATACACATATTATAAATTATCTTCAGTTGTAACACCAGTATCTGTGTTAACAAATAGTGGTATTGAATTTTTAACCACAACTAAAAAATTTTATAATAACGGATCATTGATAACTACTACAGGTCAACAAGGTGAATATACTGCAACAATTAATTCAGTAATTTATAGATCTAACGTTGGTCGTTCTTATAAAACCACTAGTGGTTTATCTAACCCTGTGTTTTTTCAATGGAAGCATACTGCTCCAAGAGATCAAAGAGTTGATCCGAGCGTTTCAAATATAGTTGAGCTTATTGTATTAACAAGTGATTATTATGATGACGTTTTAGAATGGACTGCGAACAATAGAACTGCTGATTTGTTTCCGGTAGAACCAAGCGTTGAAACTCTTAATAATTTGTTTGCATCAACACTAAAACCTTATAAAGCAATTGGTGATCAATTAATTTATACTCCTGCTAAATTTAAAAAACTATTTGGCACAACAGCAGACGCAACACTACAAGGAACATTTAAAATCATTAAGTCTGCAGGAGCAACAATTACTGACAATGAGATTAAATCAAGAGTACTAGCGGCAATTAATACATTTTTTGATATTACTAATTGGGCATATGGTGAAAGTTTTTACTACACAGAATTGTGTGCGTATATCCATAGTCAATTATCAACACAAATAAGTTCTGTTGTGATTGTTGGTAAAGATGCAGAATCAGTATTTGGTGACTTATTTGAAATTACTAGTTTACCAAATGAATTATTTTATTCTACTGCAACAGTCGACGATATTGAAATTATTAGTTCATTCACTGATCAGAATTTAAAAAAGGGGTCGTAAACAATGGCTGAGCAATTTATTGCATCTAAACAACTACCATATGTTTTACAATCAACTAAGTTAAAAAACTTTTTTGATTCCACAGTTGATCAGTGGTTTAAAAATGAAGATAGTTCATTTGAACGTGGGTTTGTAGGACAACGCCAAGGTAGATTACTAAACACTATTAAAGACTCATATTTAAAAGAACCAACATTTGATAGAACCTATTATCAACTTGAACCAACAGCAATTATAAGAAATGCTGATACACAAACAATATCATATCAAACTACATACGAAGACCTTGTAAACAAAATTAGATTTGATGGTGGTAATATTAATGATCATGCAAGACTTTTTGAATCTAAATATTATTCGTATGCACCGCCTATTGATATTGACAAATATTTAAACTATTCAAATTATTATTGGTATCCTTATGCTGATGACTTATCGAGTGAATCAGCTGGGGCATTTTCTACTATTCCGTCAAAACCAATTGACGGGACAAGCTCAAAAAGTATTGTATTACCAACTGATATAGTTGGAGAAAAAACCTATACTGCACCAGATGGTACAGTTTTTACAAATGGACTACATGTTAGATTTGAAGGGTCACATGTTTCTGGAGTAAGTTATCAATATTATTACACTATAGATTCGTTAACTATTGATACAGCAGGAACCGGGTATGCTGTAAATGATTCAATTTTAATCGCAGGCAAAACAATTGCTAAAGTAACAGCAGTAGGAGGTAGTGGTGAAATTACTGCTATTGAAGTTACGTCATCAACACTTGACGATGGTGACTTACCATCTACTACTGTTATTACAAGTGTAAGTGGTGCTAGTGGAGTCATAGGATCTACAACAACAAGAAAAGAAATAACATATTTTGTTGAAGGAGTTGGATCAGAAATTAAACTAATCGATACACGAACACTAAGAAATATAAATGACTCAACTGCGGCAACAAAAGATTACATAACAATTCAACGTGGTGCCAAAGACGGAAACCTTTGGTCAAAGTCAAATGGCTGGGTTCATAAAGATACATTAGAAAGTTATCCTTCAGTTACATCAACTTCACAAACAGACCAATTATGGGATGACACTGCTTGGGATATTACAGCCTTTGATGTGCAAATTTCATCGTCAACTACAGCATTTACTAGATCATCAACAAGACGTGCCATAAGACCAATTATTGAATTTAAACGAGATATTGAATTATATGATTACGGTTATAATCATTTAACTGATGTAACAGTTGTTGAATCATTATTGACCAAAACACAGGTAGAAGGTCAATCTGCGATTAATATTGACGGATACACAATGCAAAATGAAGATACAATTTTATTTATAAATGCATCAAGTCAAGACGATTATGTTCAATGGGATAGTGATAGTGTATTGTGGGATCATGATACTGACGCTGATCCAACAACCGGTGGAGGTGGTGGCACCGGTGGTGACGTAGGATGGGATGTATCAAGTGATACATTTAATGTGGCGGCATCTATATGGAAAGTTTCTGGTGTAGGATCAAGTATAGTATTAACACAACTTACATCTACAGTTAATACAAATGATAAAGTTTATGTTAAAAAAGGTGACGTCAATAAAGGTACCGAATGGTATTACGACGGATACAATTGGAATCAAGCACAAACCAAAACAGCATCAAATCAGGCACCGTTGTACAATTTATATGACAATGATAAAGTTATCTTAAATGATGTAGGTATATATCCGTCATCAACATTTACAGGATCAAAAATATTTGGTTATAAAATTGGCACTGGTACAAATGATTCTGAATTAGGGTTTCCTCTTTCATATTCAGCAGGTGTTGACAAAAGTGATATTCAATTTTGTAATTTCTTAAATGAAGATTCATATACATATAGTAATGGAACAATTACAGGATACAATTATTATAAACAGTTTACATATCCAGAAACTATTGCTAAAATTATTGACTATGAAGTTAATGTTAACCCAAGTCGATCAAATCAAAAGATAAACAAATATTTTATCAATGGTCAAGAAGCACCAGCATTAATTTTAGTTAGAGGAAATACCTATAACTTTAATTTTAGCTCTCCTGAATCATCAGCAACAGGGTATTCAAATGCAGATCATCCGTTTTATATTTCAACAGGTACTGCTTGGTCGCCAGGAGCATATACTGGCGAGTATACTGGAGGGGTAACAGGATCAAGAGCATACTATGGAGGAACTGCATCTACATTAAAATTTACTGTTCCTTCAAATGCTCCAGACAGATTGTACTATCATTGTGGTAATCATGATAAGATGGGTGGACAATTTGTAATTGTTGACAATCCTGTAACTACACTAGATGCCGCAACAGAAACAAATTATAAGAATGAATGGATAATTGATCCAAGTAAAAAATTATCTCAAAGATTAGTCCAAGAACACACTGTAAGTAATAAAAATTTAAGTAGTCCTGTTGTGCTTGAAGTTATTCCTTCGTCAGTATTAGATATCAGTGTTTTTAAAAATGGTGTAAGGTTAGTCTTTGGTACAGACTTTACTTTAACAAATAGTTTAGTTTTAAATTTTACTACAAGTTTAGTAAACGGAGATTTTATAAAAATATTTTATAAATCAAATAATCCAGCGCCATTAAAAACAAGTAACTATTTTGAAATACCAAAAAATTTAGAAAATAATGCATCAAATCAAGATATAGGTACAGCAACATATAGTGAATTATTTGAACATTTCAAATCGATTATTCAAAATCAAAAAGGATTTGTTGGTTCAGTAAATGGTAATAACAACTACAGAGATACTCTTCGAGATATAAGTCTAGGTGATGTTATATTACAACACAATGCTCCACTGCTTAAAGCAATGGCACTTGCAACTAATAGTGATTTAGATATTGTAGAATCAATTAGATACACAAAAGATAGATATCAAGAATTTCAATTGAAGTTTTTAAATGCAGTTAATAACATACAAAATACTACTCAAATAGATTCTTTAACCACAGCACAACTTGTTGATAAAGCACTAACAAATATTAATGTTAGTAAATCTCTCTCAGACCCATACGCATACTCAAATTTAATTGCCAGTGGAGATAGATATACTAGCGAAACACATACTATAACTACATCTAATTTAACTTGGGGGACACAAAGTACTTTTATAAATCTTAATTCAATAACTCAAGAAGTATTTAATACAGAACCAGGCTTAGTAATTTCTAGTTCATTTGATCCTGATATTGATTATGCTACTAAGGCATTATACATTTATAAAAACAATGTGCAAATGATTATCAATCATGATTATATTGTTGATCAATCGTCAAACGGGACTAAACTTGTTTTTTTAGGAAAACCAAGTGTTAAACCAAAATTAGGTGATGTTATTACCATTAGATATTATGAAACTAGACAACCAACTTGGATACCTTATACTCCAGCATCACTAGGTGTAGGTAAAGTCTATAAGCCACAGGAATTAACTGACTCGATTACATATTCTAGTGGTACACGAAAATTTATTCAATGTCATGATGGTTCTTTAATTTTGAAATATAACGATTTTAGAGACACAGCATTATTAGAATTAGAAAAAAGAATATACAATACTATGAATCATTTAGTTTCTGATCAAGACACAGCAACACTATATGAAATTAGTACTATTCAACCAAATAAGTTTAATCCAACCAGTTGGTCTAGAAAAGAAGTAACTGATTTGTTGCGTCCAATATTTACTAGATGGACTAACGAGAATGCAGTAAATTATCAAGAAAATACAGGCTATGCAGTAACAATAACACTAAAAGCAAATGCTAATTATGTTTTATCAAATTATGTAGCGGCTGGGTATGTTCCTTCTATTAGTACTACTCCGCAAAAGTTTACAGTTGGCGAAGAAGTACGAGGAATGACTAGTGGTGCAATTGGTAAAGTTACTGCGGTTAGCGATGATACAAATACCGTAGCAGTGTCTGGAATAGTTGATAGTTTTCAAATTAATGAAGTTATATTCGGATCAACTACCGGCATTGGTAGACAAATAAGCAATGTTAATACTGACTGGCGAGTTTTAAATTATTCATCACTTGTAGATCAAGATGGTGATGCTTTGCCAGGTCATTGGAGAGGTATATATCGTTGGTATTATGGAACTGATAGACCACATACACATCCATGGGAGATGTTAGGATTTAGTCAAAAACCAATATGGTGGGATCAATATTATACTTGGACAAATCCAACAGTTAGATCTCAATTGATTTCTGATATAGAACAAGGAATTATTAGAGCCGGCTCTAAAGAAAACTATACAGACAGATCTTATCTTAGTTCAGATAATGTTTATAAGAAACCAGGTTTTAGTTCTTATGTTCCAGTTAATAATAGTGGACAATTACTAAGTCCTTTAGAAATTGGTATTATTAGTTCAAACCCAACAGAATATAATGCACAACAAGATTGGAAGTTTGGAGATGGTGCACCAGTAGAACATGCATACTTAACATCATGTGCTTATCCATATGCCGTACAACAATTATTATATCTAACAAATCCAGGATTATATATAGAACAATTATGGAATATTAATAATATTGATAATGCACTTAGTGATGTAAAACAATTGATTGATAAAACTACCGGTAAAAGACCAACAAATAAAAACTATTACGTTCATACAGAAACTGATACTAATAATGTGAGATATTTAAGATCAGGAATACAAAATTTTATTTCAGATTATGTAATATTTAAAGGAAATCAAGTAGGATTAACGTTTGGCGAAGTGATTAGAAATATACAAGCAAACTTGATGTATCGTTGTGCTGGATTTATTGACCCTACAAAATTACAAATTGAATCTGAAGCATATGATTCTACAAGTAAAAGTACAAATATTATTATTCCACCAGAAGATATTAATTTAACTTTATATCAAGGTGCAAGTATTCAAGAAGCATCGTATAGTGCTGTTATAGTACAAGTAGTTGAAGGAGGTTATAAAATATATGGTTACGATATTACAAATCCATATTTTGTAACCTATAAACCTTTATCTAACAGTGCAAGTTATACAGTAAGAGTTGGTGGTACAGATATTTCACCAAGTGCATACAATCCAGGAGTAACCTATCATAAAGATGAAGTTGTTGTGTATTTAAATGAATATTATCAATGTACAGTTCCGCACACTAGTTTATCAACTGATACTGCACCAAATCTTTTATATTGGAAAAAAATTAAAACACTACCACAACAAGGTGGAACAGTGGTTGAGAATTATACTCAATATGATTACAGTACAAGTGTAAATGTTGACTACGGTACTGTATTTAAAACCCGCCAAGCAGTGTATGACGCTGTGATAGGTTATGGAGAATATCTACAAACACAAGGATGGATATTTGATAATCATAATGTTGACCTTGGCGAACAAATGGACTGGCGTTATTCAGCAAAAGAATTTTTATTCTGGAGTTTAGGAAAATGGCAAAAAGGTGACTATATTACTCTAAGTCCAAGTGCATCACAAATAAAATTTAAACCAACCACTGGTGTAGTTCAAAGTTTAGCAAACATAATTAATGGTGCGTATAGTGTTTTAAACAAAGAAGGTTTTGGATTAGATTCAAAAAACATATCAGTTATTAGAGATGATGATCAGGTTACTGTTTCTCATAAAAATGGAATTGGTATATATGGTTTAAGATTATTTGTAAAAGAAATAGAACATGCTATTACTATAAACAATAATACAATTTTTAATGATACCATTTACAACACATTGTTGGCACAAAGACAACCACGTGTTAAAATATCAACAGTAAGAACTAACAACTGGAATGGTAAACTTGAAGCAGACGGTTTTATTATCAATAACACTACACTAATTAATAACTTTGAAAAATCTGTAACTGATACTAGATATCTATATGACGTTGATGCTGAAAAAGTTGATACTGATTTTAGAAATGCGGCGATGCATTTAATTGGATATCAAGAAAGAGATTATCTAACAAATCTTGGTATATCAAAACGTAATCAAGTTAAATTATATCAAGGTATGATCAAACAAAAAGGTACAACAAATGCTATTGATCGGTTATTACGTTCAACTACAGTGAGCACAGATCAATCGTTTAATACATATGAAGAATGGGCATTTAAAGTTGGTGAGTTTGGTTCAACAAACTTTAATCAACAAATTGAATTAAGATTGAAGGCTCAAGATGTTGTTACTGATCCTTTAATGTTTGAATTTGTTTTACCAACTGATAGTGTTGCAACAGCAGGGTATGATATTACAACAGATGAAACTGTAACCATAGACATTGACGATACTACTCGTTGGTTGAAAAAACCACATGGTGAAAAAACTCTTGCTAATCTATGGCCAACAACTGCAACAGTAACATCAAATATACCTAGTGCAGGTTATGTGCATTGGGATGATTCAACATATCAAGCATATGATTCAACTGCATTAGATAATATCTACGGTTCACAAACAGGTAATGTAGCAATAGGATCAACTGTTTGGGTAGCCAAAGATGTTCAAGGTGGTAAAGATTGGAATGTGTATAAGTTATATGATCTAGGCACAAAAATTGACAATGTAATTTCTTACGGTGATGCCAATACTGCTATGAAGGTTACTGTCGATAGCACAGGTGCAACAATTGGTTCAAGCAAAAAAGTTATACTGCACAAAACATATGATGGCGATGGTACTTTAGTAATTGATCCAACAGCGTGGGGAACGCACACACTAACATTAAATCCTTCAACACCAACCCCTCCAACAGTAACAATACCATTTGCGAATGTGGCAGGTAGTGGTGCATCATTGGCTGTAGGAAATATTGCAGGTTCAGTGGCTACAGTTACATCAACAGGAGGTACTGGTTTTGCTGTGGGAGATATAATTACATTTACAGGTACAACTGGTAGTGGTGCATCGGCAACAGTTGATGCTGAAACAGGTGGAGCACCTACATTGTTAACACTTAACAGTGGTGGTTCAAATTATTCAGCGGCACCAAATGGATTTACAGTTACAGATTCAAGTGGTACAGCAAAAACACTTGGAGTAGATTACACAGCCCCTACATTTACATTTACTGGTTCAGGCACAAGCGGAGTGTTTGGTGAAATACAAGATTTAATTATAACAGGCGGCGGCACAAACTATCAATCTCCAACAATAAAAATTTCAAAATCAGATGGGTCTACAATAATTATAGCATCTAGTGATATAACTGTTACTAGCGGAGTAATAACTGCAATAAATGTGCCAAGTTACAATGCTGTAACATTTCTTAATCAAGGATTCAGTTCGGGTATTACATCAACCGCCACAGGTAGTATTACAGTAAATGATACAAAATCAAACTACATTGTAAATTTAAACTCTCAACTAACTAAGGTCCATGCACTTGGAACTTTAACTGCTAATGTAACCACAGCATGGGACGGTACAGCACCGTCTGTGGTTATAGAATCATGGGACGGTGTTTCTGCTACAACATTATACACAGTTCCAACTGCTAACTTACAATCAATTGCTTCATCAAATATTTCAGCAAGTGGTTCAGTAACAGATAATGCAAATGTAACAGTAAGAGCAAATGTTTCTGTATCATCAGCAACAGCTGGTGCTATTACACTAACACTAAACTATACATCAAAACAGTATGACATTACCAAAGCAGATGGGACAGCAGAATACGTAACCACAGCAGATAACACAACAATAAATGCAAGTGGTATACAGTTGCTTGATTGGAAAGACGTAAGACTAAACAGTGTGTTAGATAGTTCTATGATATCTACTACTGTAAGTGGAACATTACAAAACTTTTTAACTGGCACAGGGTTAAACTCGGCAGTATGGTCTGAAGGGGATCTTGTTTGGTTAGATGATGATTCAACTGGTAAGTGGGGAGTTTATAGATACACTGCAAATGCAACAATCATGTCAACATATAATACCATACGTGGTACGGAAAGCACAGCAGTATCTCCAGCATATGGCGGAACATGGATATTACACAGTGGTGTTGATTATGATGATGCTACTCAAACTACAGCAAGTTATTTTGCAAGTACAAAACGTAGACAGTCAGATAAAATTATTACAGAACAGTTTGAACAAGCAGTATTATATGATGATAGAACAAACAATGTTAGTTTAACACTTGTACCTTATGATCCTGCAAAAGGTATATTACCACCTAACGCTGATAGAGAAATAGAATATAAATCAGAAATAGATCCAGCAGTGTATAACAATCATTCTGACACAAATCAAATCAGTACAAGCAAACCATGGACTGATAAACATGTTGGACAAGTTTGGTGGGATTTATCAACAGCAAGATATATTGATTATGAATCACATGATAATGCATATCGTAGAACGTACTGGGGTAGATTATTTCCAGGGGCAACAGTAGACATTTATGAATGGGTGTCATCATCACAACCACCAACAAATTATTTAGGTACAGGCACAGTTAAGTCAACAACAGAATATTCAACTAAAGTTGTAACTAATTCATCAACACAAACAACAACTACTACATATTACTATTGGGTTAAAAATGTAACCACAGTTCCATCATTAGAGGGTAGAACTAACGATACAGCAACAGTGGCAAATGTTATTACATCTCCAATCACGCAAGGATTAAATTATTTTGCACCAATTTCACAAAACGCTATTTCAATTGCAAATGTATTAGATTATACTACAAAAGAAAATACAGTACTACAATTAAACTATAGAAAACGCAATGGCGATGATAAAACAAATTCTAAACATGCACAGTGGCTATTGATCAAAGAAGACTATCCAAGTTCTCCAATCCAAAATCAAATTTGGAATAAAATGGTTGACAGTTTAGTTGGTTATGATCAAACTGGCGCAACAGTTCCTGATACTTCATTATCGTTAAATGATAGATATGGTAATAAAGTAAGACCAAGACAAAGTTGGTTTACTAATTCTAAAAATGCAAGAAAAGTTTTATATGAAGCACTAAATTCTATAACAACATCAATAAATCTTGATGTAAATCACTTTGGATGGGATAATACACTAACAACTGCAAATTATTATGAAAAAACAAATTGGTATTATAATACCTCATACAGTGATAATACTATTATAGATCGTATTGTAGATTACTATGTTGATATAGATACAAGTGTATTATCTGAAAATGATATAATAAAAGTTAACAATGGTTATAATTCTAAATGGGAATTGTGGCAATATACTGATGCAGATTATCTTGCAGGAACTACAACAACATATGATTCTACAAATTTATCACTAGTAAGAATTGGTTTACAAACTGCAACAGCAAAATTAAAAACAACAGTATATACAGAATCAGACTCAACTGCAATGGCTACAGAACTTCGTGCTTATATTAAAGCACTAAAAGACAATGTGTTAATTGCACAAAACTTAAAATATCAAAACCAATTGTTGTTTGCTATGATTAGATATGTTAATAGTGAACAAACACATGTTGATTGGTTGTTTAAGTCAACATACATGAATGTAATACAACAAGACACAGCATTGACACAAAAAGCATCTTTTGAAAAAGATCCGTTTAATGATATTAAATCATATATTGAAGAAGCAAAACCATATCGTTCTAAGATTAGAAATTTTTTAAGTAAAAAATCTCCTGTAAGAGAAAATGCTAATATGGCAATGAGTGACTTTACAAACTCAAGTGATTATATATTAAGTTCAAATGGTACCGGTACAACAAACCCAACACCAAAAGTTAATACAAAACTAGTATTTGATAGAGTAAGTACATCTATAACTTTAGTGTCCCCGGGTGTAAATGTTATCAATAATTGGACAACTTCTGCAACTTACACAGCAGGAACTAAAGTAAAATACAATGGTGGTTATTGGCAGTGTACTGAAAATCACACTGCTGGAACATTTGTTGATGACGTAGAATCAGGTAAATGGCAACATACGAACTTTGAACCAACTACTGAAGCCTCAGATGTTACAAAAATTAATGCAGTTAAATCATCAACACCAACTACAACACATGTTGATAGACTAGCAAAATATTATTACTCAACAGAACTTGCCGCACTTGATACAGCAAACGCATCGGCAGTAAGTTCTTTTGTGTCAACACTTGCTGATAAAATTGGTTATTACAAAGATTTAGATATTCAACCAATTGGGTTTAAAGTTAACAGAGACAGAATTGGTCAAGAACTAACATTTTTTGCTTGGGACAGTTTAGATTGGGATGCAACAGCAGTTGGCACAAATCCTACTATGAGATATGATTTTGACACAGTGCAAAATTGGTATGATTCAAAATTTGTTCAACAGTCAAATGTTTGGGCTAAAAATGTTTCATACACAAAAAATACTTTTGTCAAGCATACTGATTTGTCTCACATAGATGCATGGGATGTAGCAACAAGTTACACAGTAGGTGATATTGTTAAACACAATGACAAAGTTTATGTAGCAAATGTCACCCACAAAAATTTAGCAAGTGAAACAACACTACAAACTTCACGTTGGGATTTGATTACTGATTTAATTTATTATACAAATGTTAATCATACTTCTACAAATTCAGCAACAGGTTTTGAAACTGACTATGATGCAGGTAAATGGATATTGGTACAATCACAACTTGACTCGGCAGGATTTGCAAGACCGCAACATGATCCTTATCCAGAAGAACTTGCACCAGTTACTCCAAAAGAGTCATTAATGATCACTGTTAAATCATATGATGGTGTTACAGGTTCTTCTCCAAATTATGTTGGCAGTGGTGACTTTATACAATACAAAGTACACTATGCACCATACGGAACTGTAGAATATCTAAGAGATAAGTTTGTAGATGATGATACAGCAGATTCAACTGATGACCATACAACATTAAACGGTGCAATATACAAAGCATCAAACATAATTACAGTAACTGATGCAACTAAATTACCAACACCAAAACAAATTGTAAATCAAATTGATAACATTGTAACAGATAAACCTGGTGTGATATGGATTGGCACAGAAAGAATTGAATACAGTAAAGTTACTGGCAACGTGTTGAGCGATATTATTCGTGGAACACATGGTACTACTGTACAAGATCATGCTGACGCAACAGAAGTATATAGTGGTAACACACATATACCAAATGCTGGTACAAAAGGCTTCTGGAATGATAGTGGTGTTACATTAACTGATAGTAGCACTGAACAAGCTAATTATTTAACAAACAACGAAAATCTAGTAGATTATGTACAAGATACATATATGGATACAGATTATGTGGAATGATAAATATTAAGGAATAGGTAGAAATTATGACGATTACAAAGAGATTAGTTAAAGGATCAGCACTAAGCCATATAGAACTTGATGGTAATTTTACTGATTATGAAACATTTAAAGCATTGTTCGATACAACCACATTTACAACAGGTAACAATGGTCTTGTATTATACTGGAATGATTCAAATTCAGCAGTTGAAGTTAAATCATTAACAACAGAAATCGATGTAAGGATTACAGCAGTTGTTGACAAATCTTTTGTTAATGCTTTATTTGCCGGTGATCCAGCATCAAATAGTTTTTCAGTACAAACAGCAGACTTTAATGCAGGTGTGGCTACTAGATATCTTGTTGATACCACTAGTGGTCAAGTAACTGCAACATTACCAGCATCACCAAATTCCGGAGACACAATTGAATTTACATATGGAGCAACGTCATTTGCTACTAATAACTTAATATTAGGAAGAAATGGAAATACTATAGATGGTGCAACAAGTAATCTTACAGTTAGTTCAAATCCAACCGGTGGAGTACTAACAGCAATTTATGATGGTACAACTTGGAGAACTAGATAATGACAGTAACACTCAGAAGAACTATAGGAACAGCATTAACATACGATCAACTAGATGACAACTTTGTTGATTACACCACATTCCGTGATAAATTTTCACAATCACAATGGATAGGTAGCAACGATGGTAAATTTTTATTTTATAATAACTCAACTGGTAAAATAGAACTTAAAGCACTTACATCAGGTGATTTATCAGGCGGGTTTAGTTCTAATTTTACAAGTTTACTTGCAACAAAAACGTCAGATGATATTGCTGAAGGACCAACAAAATTATACTATACAAGTTCAAGAGCTAACGCAGATTTTGATACAAGACTGGCTACAAAGTCAACAACTAATTTATCAGAAGGTTCAAGACTGTATTATACTGATGCAAGAGTAGATGCAAGAATTAGTGCTCTAAACACAGACAGTTTATCAGAAGGTTCTACAAATTTATATTTTACTAATGCAAGAGCGGACACTAGAATTGGTAATGCAAGTTTAACAACACTTGCAAATGTTGATAATGTAGTAGCAGGCGATGATGGTAAAGTGTTATACTATGATCACTCAACAACAAGTTTCAAATGGAAAGCAGATTCATTTACTGCAACACTAACAGCACTCACAGACGTTGCGGCAGTTACCTCTGCAGATAACGGAAAAGTTTTATATTACGATCATCCATCTACAAGTTTTAAATGGCAAATTGATCCTCAAAAATCATTTAATGTTAGTAGTACTGGTATTACTATGACTGCTGGTGAACAGTATGCATTTAATACAAACAGTTCACCATTAACAGTAACATTGCCGTCAACTGCGGCTACAGGTCAATCAATATTGATTATTGATGCTGGGCATTACTTTGGTACAAACAACTTAACAATTGGTAGAAATGGTAACACCATTAACGGAGTAGCATCAAATCTAATACTTGCTACTAGTGGTCAAAGTGTTGGATTATTATGGAACGGATCAGGGTGGGTAACATATATGGGTTTCAACACAGCAATATATGGGTAGTTTATAAAATACATAAATATAATATAAGTTAATATGGAAAAACACATGAACAAAGAAACAGACAAGCAACAAGACCAGCACGTAGATGAAGGTGCTAGAGTAAAAATGCAAGGACACTTGCTGATTCGAGATGCTGAAACTGGCGAAGAACTAGTAAACAAACGCAACGCAATCCACTTTGGTAACATGGCGTTTGTTATAGCAAATGCACTATCTTATTGGCAAACAGAAAACAATGGCATCTATCATATGGCATTTGGTAATGGTGGTTCAGATGTACTAAACACTGGAGCAATCAACTATAAAACCACAAACACAGGTACAATTAGAGATGATTCAGCAGGTTTGTACAACAAAACTTATGAAAAACTAATTGGTCAAAGTGCAACCACTGATAGCAAAAACAATGTTAGTATTGTTACAAGTTCGAGTTCATACACAGATTTACAGATAACATGTACGTTAGATTTTGGTGAGCCATCAGCTCAAGCAACATCTGACACAGCAACATCAGATTCATCAACAGATTATATATTTGATGAACTAGGAATTTATGCATACAATTCTAATGGTATTAGCAGTGAATATTTGCTTACCCATGTGATTTTTCACCCTGTACAAAAGAGTTTGAACAGGGTTATTGAAATTGTATACACAATTAGAGTTCAACTACAATAATTTCTTGCTTTTTGTACTCAAATTGTAATATTATTATAAATATAAACTAAGTAGTATATATTGTACTACAATATAAGGAGAGCGACACTATGTCATATACAGTAAATAATACCAGAGGATCAGTTGTTTCAACTGTTAATAATGGTACAACAGCATCAGTTGGTGGTATTACACTTATTGGTAAAAACTATACAGGATATGGTGAGCTTATCGCAGAAGATTTTGTAAAAATTTTAGAAAACAGTGCTAATGCTTCAGCACCAACTAGTCCGCTAGAAGGACAACTTTGGTGGGATACAACAAATCAATCATTAAAAGTTTATAATTCATCAACACAATGGCACCCAATGACTGTACACGTAGGTGCAACATATCCACACACAACAACAATCGGTGCATTATGGTTTAACACTACAACAGGACAACTAAATGTTAATTCAGATGGTACAGGCAGTGGCTATAAACAATTAGCAGTAGCATCAGAAAGTTCATCTTCTGAAGTTATTAGTTTAACAGCAACGCAAGTTGACGACAATGTCTCAAATGCAAACGGTTATTCAGCATCAGATTCAATTGAAGTTATTGCACAAGTTTTAACTAAAGGAGACGGCACAACAAAAGATGTAATTCAAGTTTGGTCACCAGCACATTTTAGTTTTGCTAATCCAAGTAATCCAGGTTCAGTAGAACAAGCAATTTATGATACATTTACTGCAAATATTACAGTTTCATCAACAGAAATATCAACACAAGGTACACTAATACGTGGTGCTAACGTTCAAGATAATTTAGTCTCTGAAGGTGTTGAAGCAGACAGTTTAAGTACTGCGGGTCAAACAGTTATCGTTAACTCAGCAAGAAATTTTCAAATTATATCAACATCATCAACTGTTGGTTCAGGAAGTGTTGGTACACAATTGGGTGTTAATACAACAGCAGGCCCAGTAACAGTTACGTTACCAGCGGCGCCGAGTGCAGGCGATGTAGTAACGGTAGTTGATTCACATCATCAGTGGGGTACAAATTCTTGTACAGTTTCTAGAAATGGTAACACCATTGACGGTGCAACATCAGATTTAACATTAAATCAAACTGCACAACAACTTTCATTAATGTATAATGGTGCAGGTTGGAGAACATTTAACAAACTGGCTGTATACGGATAAGATTTATGAACTTAATAATAAATACAGCATTTACAAGTTTTGTTTGTATGTCAAATGCAAACAAGAAAAGTCCTTGCAAGACTATAAAAAAAGCTAACAATACTATTGCAATAGGAGAAAAATAAATATGGCATACCAACAAGGTGATACAATTACAACTAGTGAATATAACACATTCGCTGGTAATGTAAACACAATTATTGGTACTGGCTCTGGTGATAGTGGTTACGGGTTGAGTGAAATCGCGACGATCTCAGCAGGTGACACAATTACTGCGGCACAATGGAATAGTTTACTTGCAGGTTTGCAAAAAGCGGCAAACCATCAAGGTTCAACAATTACTAATGCGTCGAATACAGTGACACAAGGCGGTAACATCCTTCCGTTATCTAACTTAGAGACAGATATCACAACAATTACAACTAACAAACTAACAGCAAATGCGGCGAATATGGCAACTGACACTGGTGTAACTTCAACAAGAGCAACTTCTTGGGGAGGCACAGTTAAGCACATCTTTACAGTAACGTTTGCATCAGCAAACGCGGCAAGACACTTTTTTAACTCAGGTGGTGAAATTAGATTTGCTGGATCACGTTCGGGTGGTTCTTCAACAGATCAAAACACTAACTGGACTAACTTGTTATCAAATGCAGGTACAGTAAAATTTGCCGAAGGTGCAACAACATATACAGGTTCAGGTGGAACAGCGGCGGCAGTAGGTTTTGATGATTTAACAATTACAAATCAACAAATCTTTACAGCAACTGGTTCTGGTTCATACTCAGCAAACGATTGGACAATTTTAGCAAAAGCCAATGCGGCCTACGGTTCAGCAACTGTTATTACATTTGAAGTTCAATTTAATGATGACCACGCGGCGGCAACTGGTACATACACTGGTGGCGGTTTAGGTACTGCTCCAAACGAAGGTGCTGGTTGGACTGGTACTGATGCAGTTGATGGTACGTTAACTAGCACAATTACTACACTAAGAGCGGACAACGCCTCTTATGTACAAGTTGCTAACCCAACGTTCTCAACAACTACAGAAGTTAGTGCGTAATAACTAATTTAATATTAAATTATAAAATAGGGCGGCAACGCCCTATTTTTTTGACTTTTCGTTTGACAAATTCATAATTTAAGTGTATACTTTTAAAAATATGGAGGTATATAATGACAGACGATCGCTTACACAAAGCTCTTGAATTTGCAAACTACAGACAAACATTCTTTAACCAAAAGCAAATTCTCAAAAACAAAAGTGAAGCTCTGCTATCATATTCAACCCAAGGTGGTACTTTCAAAGTAACACAAGAGTTGATTGCGTTTGTTGGAACATTTGTGCAACAAGGTTACAATGAAATGGTATTGTTAGATGTTAATGAAAATCCAATCAAAATTGATGATTTAAAAGCGTTCTTAACAGAAATTGTTTCAAGATACTTTGAAGTAACAAATGATTATCACAAACAGTATAGTGAAATGCAGACCAAAAGAAGAACAGCAAAACTAGTAGAACCGGCATGAGTCAAGGCATAGTATTATTTGCCCATAACAATACAGAAATTGATTATGGAAGTGTAGCAATTGCCAATGCTACTATGATCAAACACCATATGGGTGTTAACAACATTACCTTGATTACCGATGAAGGTACTGTGCGTCATATGAATGATACTTGGGACAAAAACATAATTGATTCAACATTTGAAAATGTAAAAGTTGTTAAAAGACGTAGAATTGACAACAACAAAAGATATAGAGATACTAGACATACAGTTAACCTGTTACCTTTTTATAATATTAATAGATCAACAGTGTATACAGAAACACCATATGATGAAACACTTGTAATTGATGTTGACTATTTAATTTGCAATGATACTTTAAATGCTGTATGGAATCACAAAGAAAATTTATTAATAAACAAACACAGTAGAGATTTATTAACTGGTAGACATGATTTAAATTTTGATAGAGTAGACGACTTTGGTATTGACTTTTATTGGGCTACTGCTTTTTATTTTAGAAAGTCACCAGAAACAGAAATGTTTTTTAATCTACTAGAAGCCATTAAAGCAAATTATCCATATTTCAAAACCATGTATGGTATAACAACATATAATTTTAGAAATGATCATGCATTTAGTATTGCAGTTCATATGTTTAATGGATTTGCTAACAGTGGACTAGTTAAACATTTACCTGTAGATTTTTTACAACACACATTAGATTATGATGAATTGTATGATGTTAATTCTAAAGGTTCATTATCATTTTTATTAGAAAAGACCAGCGAGCCAGGTAAATTTATTCCAGCACGTACCGATGGTGTTAATGTTCATGTAATGAACAAATATTCAATTGTACGACAAAGTAAAAAAATAGTGGAGATGTACAGTGAGTAAAATTATACTAACAGATATTGATGGTGTTGTACTAGATTGGAGTGGACACTTTAACAAATATCTTATGCAGTATCATCCTGAACAAAAATTAATGAATCCAACTACATTTTCTCAAACAGAAGATATAGGAGTAATGATTGAAGATTTTAACAAGACTGCTTGGATTGGTTTTCTAGATGCACACAAAGATGCAAGAGAAATATTACCCATTTTAAAAAATGAAGGTTGGCAAATATATGGTTGTACATCTATGGGTTCTGATCAATATGCTAATGCATTGAGAAAACAAAATATTGAAAATCTATTTCCAGATGTGTTTGCAAAATTGGACATTATTCCTTTTATGGAACCAAAAGGCAAATGGTTATCACAATGGAGAGGCAGTGGTGCTATATGGGTAGAAGACAAATGGTCAAATGCAATAGCAGGTGCAGACATTGGATTAAAAACATATCTTATGAAGCATGAATATAATGCACAACACGATCACACAGGCATAGAAAAAGTAGACAACTGGACACAGATCTACAACAAGGTTACATAATGAAACAGGGATATCTAGTAATAGCACAGAATACCAAAGACAGTGACGGCAATACTATTGACTATGTACGTATGGCATACGCACTTGCTCTCAGCATTAAACACACACAAAAAGGCGTCAATAACGTCTCTGTAGCGGTGATTAACAAGCAAGATGTACCAACACACTATCAATGGGCGTTTGATGAAATTATTGAATTGCCATTTGAAGATGATGCACAAATGGCTGATTGGAAAATCAACAACAAGTGGAAATACTATCACTGCACACCATATGAACAAACAGTAATCCTAGACACAGATATGTTGTTTATGAGTGATGTAAGTCATTGGTGGGATTATCTAACACAATGGGATATGATGGCTACAACTAATGTAAAAACCTATAGAGGAGAAACTGTTGTTGATAGGCACTATAGAAAAACATTTAGACCAAATTTATTACCAAACGTTTACACAGCATTTTTTTATTTTAATAAAAAATCAGATATGGTAAATGAATATTTTAATGTTGTAGAAGACATATTTAGACGTTGGGAATACTATAGAGACTCTGCACTTGTATTACCAAAGCAAGAATTTTTAAGTGCTGATGTTGTGTATGCAATGTCAATGAAAATGCTAGACATTGTTGAACGTGCAACAAATCCATCAATTGATTTTCCAACATTTACACACATGAAATCAAAAGTACAAGGTTGGCGTAGTGGTAGCACAGAAGATTGGACCAAACACATTGGTTCATATTTTACACCTCAGTGTAAATTAAAAATTGGAAATTATCAACAGAGTGGTATTGTACACTATGTTACTAAAAACTTTTTAACAGATAGTATGATTAAAACATATGAAGAAGCAGTAATCAATGACTAACACAAGAATATTATATTATGATTTAGAAACCAAAGACATTGTAAAGATTGCTCGTGAAGTAGAAGCAAATGTGAATCATCCTTATTATGAAATATCATTTGATGATGTACGTGAATTTATTGACGGTACAAAAGTTCAATCACAGTATTATGTTAAATTAAATCCAAAAGACCCAACAGATTTTTCAATACTTAAAAAAGAAATACATTTAGATATTAGAGAAATTGATAAAACACTAATTAATATTCCAAAAGGCAACGCAGAAGATTTAAGTTATGATATTAGAGTTGTACATGACAAAAAACAAAAAACATTTAGTTTTGAATTTAATCCAACACTAAAAGCATACATGGCCAGCAAGTATCAACTGACTGGTAAAACACAAAAATTTACCAATCCAGAAATACTGGTGATTAATGGTACAAGTGTGTTAAACTTTTTTATAACTGAAACAGGCGACCCACATGACCTGTTTGCTAGTTATTATGTTCCTGTAACGCAACTGCTTACTCAGGATAAACTAACTGCTCCTTATAAAGGAGAACTACATTCTTGTAATGTGTTTACAAGAAGAATATATGACGACTATTTGATGGTAGAGGTGTAAACAATGAGTGCTGATATGAAAATAAAATTTGCAGATATAGATATATTTTATCTGTCATATGATGAACCTAATAAACAAGAACATTGGGCAGATATCAAAGATAAAATACCATGGGCTAAATGGGTAGATGGCGTTGAAGGTAGTGATGCCGCACACAAGGCCTGTGCTAATCAAAGTGATACTGATAGATTTATCACTGTAGATGGTGATAACAAATTAGTAAACTATGAAAAACTAATTGATTTAGAATTAGATTTTACTGAATATGAAAATTTAAATCTAGCACAATCTGTAATATCATTTACAGGTTATAACAATATTAATGGATTAATGTATGGCAATGGTGGTATTAAGTGTTGGCCTAAACAAGCAGTACTTGATATGAAGACCCACGAAGCCGCAGAATCAGAAGGTTCAGCAGTAGACTTTTGTTGGGATATGAATTATATTCAACTTAACGAATGCTTTTCTCATGTGTATAACAACGCCACACCTTATCAGGCTTATAGAGCAGGATTTAGAGAAGGTGTTAAGATGAGTTTGGACAGAGGATTTAAAGTTGATCCTGTTAACTTTGAAAAGAATATACATGACAAAAACTATCATAGACTTTTAATTTGGGCAACTGTAGGCCAAGATGTTGAAAACGGATTATGGGCATT